TACGTCATGGTGGCTGGCCGGTACGCCTCGCCTGATGACATCGCCGCGGTCGTCGGCAAGCCGCTCGATGAGGTTACGGCATACATCGCCGAACTCGAACGCAACGCAGTTTTTGCACGAGATCGGAACAAAAATATCTACTGCCGACGCATGGTTCGCGATGCGAAAAAGCGAGCAGCGAGCAAGAAGGGAGGTAAGATAGGTGGTCAAGCAAGTCTCGACAAACAAACAGGTATTCACGCCACTCGCGCACCCACTCGCGGTGGCACTCGCAATGCCACTCCACACCCTAAGGCGCGCGCCTCTTCCTTTTCCTCTTCCTTCTCCAAAGAAGAAGCTACAACAGCGCCGAGGTCAGAACCGAAGGACAGGCTTGAGCGAGTGTGCGCGGCGCTCGGCGTTGCGCTCACCGACAATCCTAGCCGCCTGAACTGGCCGGCGCAGCTGGCCGCGATGATCGAGGCTGGCCTCGACATCGAAGGCGACATCCTCCCAGCGTGTGCTGAGGCCAAAGCGCGAGGAATCGCAAATCTGCAATGGGTTCGAAAGCGAGCGGAAGCCGAGAAAGCAAAACGCTCGATTGTCGCGTCGATGCCGGTTCCGATCGAATACACCGACGACAACGGCTGGCGGCAACGGCTGAAACTTTTCATTGAAGGGATGCCAGACCAAGGCGATGGTCTCGGCACCGTAACGCCAGGTTTGTGGCTTCCAAAATGGGGCCCGCAGCGCGGGCAGCCAGGCCATCTTTGCCCAGAAGAACTCTGGGCAAAATACGATACGAAGGTGCGCGCAGCATGACCACGTTTCACGTAAAACCCATATCTGCGGCTGAACTCGAAAGGCGTTCGCAAATCGAAGCGCTGTGGGCATCGCGTCTCGTATACGAGCCGGCCATCAATGCTGAGCGCCGCGCGCGGTTTGAGATTAACAAGGTTGCGATGCTCGAGCGTGACCTGCCCGCGAGCGTGGTAAGGCCTCAGGAAGCACCGGCGCCTGCGGTTTTCAGCCGCGTTGCAGGTGGCCGTGGATGACGCGCAGGAAGGGAAGGGGGAAGCAGGTGCAGACAGAAGCCGAATTGTCGCCAGTGCTGGAGGCCCAGCAACGTCTGGCGGCGACATTCGCGCGCCCACGCGCATCGGCGTGCCGTGAAAGCTGGTACATTGTCCAGACCAAAGCCGGGAAGGAAATATCGGCCTCGGTCGAGATCGTGAACAAGGGATTTCAGGTCTTCGTCCCACTCCGACCGGCCACCATCACGCGCAACCGCAGGCGCGTGGACACCGTCCGTCCGCTGTTCCCACGCTACATCTTCACGGCCTTCGTGGAAAAAGAGAAGACCTACGGCGTGATCCGTTACGCCCGCGGCGTCTCGCACCTGTTATGCGATACCGACGGCGTTCCACAGCCGGTTCCTGATCGTGTTGTGGCCTCAGTGCGCAAGCGCGAGCAAACACTTAGTGCCATGGCCGGTAGGTTCAAGACGGGCTACCAGCCAGGCGACGAGGTGAAGATTTCCGTTGGCCCGTACGCGGATTTCATAGGCAAGTATCTTGGCGAGGACAGGGGCAAGATCAGCGTTATCATCCTACTTTTCAACCGCCCCATGATGGTGGAAGTCCCCATCGACGCGATCCCGCTATGTGAAAATAGTCTTGACAACGCAGTGGCGTAGGCAAATACCATGCGCAGTCGATTTGTTGCTTTGCTGCCGTTTCCGCCTCTCGTGGGTGCGCACCGTTGCACCAACGACTCGGGACGCATGACTGACGCTCACCAAAATCAACACGCCGCGCGACTGCCAAAATGGGCATGAGGTCCTATGACCGAACCCGTCTACACGATGGCGATTGCTCGCGCTTTGCGCGGTTCGTTCGTTTATGCGCTTGTGGATGAAGGCGGCATTTTCTACGTCGGTAAGACTACGAACGCGCGCAGGCGGTTTTACCAGCACGGTGCGGTGACTTCGAACCTGCAACTGGCCCGGAGAATTCGGAAGGCGGCCAACGGCCTTCTGGTGATGGTACTTCATCGTGATCCGCCCGACCTTGCGGCGGCAGAAGCTGAAGCGATCATCAAGTATGGACCATCGTTGCTGAATGTCGCCGGGAATCCGTGCCGGTTACCAACCGGAATGCACGTGCCGCTTCACGGCGAATTGGCGTGCCCGCTATGCGATGGCCCGATGACCATGCGCCGTCAGAAATACTGCACGACGTGCACGAACTGCCTGCTGGGCAAGACCGGTCCATCGAAACACGACCTTCGTATCACTGCCCAATCTGCCGCCCCATTTGGCAAGCTGAGAAACCGTTCGGACGCCATCCGGCACCCATCCCAATAATTGAAGCGGAATCCCCAGCGGTGGCCGCCCGTCGCTCAAAGTATGCGCAACCGCGAGCTCGAACCTCTCGGCCTTTCGCTGCGGCGCCGATGACCACGACAGCAATTCGTTCGGACCCGGGCGCATCCGTAGCAAGGCAAACTCTACACGAATACTTCCCGCCCTAAAAAAGAGGGACGGGGAGCCTGGGGCGTTACCAGCGCCCCGAACCGCGAGAACAAACCGCTCCAACCCATCAAGGTCTCATGGCGACGAAAGCAGCACCGCGCGGCCGCGGCCAACCGCCATGGCAACCGACAGAAAAGGAACGCGGTGCGGTCCAGGCCTTGAGCGGAGTCGGTTACGGCGAAGAGCTGATCGGCCAGTACATCGGCAAGGACCTAAAAACGATCCGCAAGCACTGCGCGCGCGAGCTCGATTTTGCGACCATGGAATTGCTCGGCGCCGCCTGGGGCAAGCTCGCCGCTGCAATCAAGAGGGGCGAGTCGTGGGCGATCTGCTTCGTGCTGAAGACGAAGGGTAAGGCCCTCGGCTGGACCGAGCGCTACGAACATTCGGGGCCTAATGGCGATGGCATCCCGCTGCGCCTCGAAAGCTTGAACGATGCTCAGCTCAACACCCTCATCGAACGCATCGAAGCTGCGCTCCGTACTCGCGGCGCTTAAGGCCGAGAAGAGCAAGCGGCAAAGGGTCAAGACGGACCGGTGGACACGGTATGCCAGCGACCCGGTTGGGTTCGTCGAAGACGGCCTCCTCGGGACGCTGTGGTCGAAACAAAAGCTAATCTGCCATTCCGTGTTCGAACACCGGCACACTGCCGTTCCCTCGTGTCACGGCGTGGGCAAGAGCCGCGGCGCCGCTATCGTCGCGGCATGGTGGATCTCGGCGCACGAACCGGGCGAGGCATTCGTCGTGACCCTCGCCCCCACCGCCCACCAGGTGAAGGGCATCCTGTGGCGTGAAATCGGCCGCATCCACGCCGAAGGCAATCTGCCGGGCTACACCAACGTCACCGAATGGAAGCTCGACAACGGCGAGCTCATCGGCATGGGCCGCTCGCCCAAGGACACTGACCCGACAGCCATTCAAGGTATCCACCAGTTGCGGGTGCTCGTAATTTTCGACGAGGCGTGCGGTATCGCGAAACCATTGTGGGACGCCGCTGACACGCTGGTCACCAACGAGATGTCGCGCTTTCTCGCTATCGGCAACCCGGACGATCCGGCGTCGGAATTCGCGAACGTGTGCAAGCCCGGCTCCGGCTGGAACGTCATCCCGATCAGCGCTTTCGAGTCGCCCAACTTCACCGAGGAACCAGTGCCGGCGTTCTTACGGCCGCTCCTGGTCAGCAAGACATGGGTCGAGGAACGCAAGCACCGGTGGGGCGAAACATCGGCGCTCTACAAGTCGAAGGTGAAGGGCGAATTTCCCGAGCAGTCGAAAGACGGCCTGATCCCGATTTCGACGGTGAGCGCCGCGGTGGCGCGCGAGCTGCAACCGGGCGAGCCCAACGAGCTCGGCGTCGACGTCGCCCGCTTCGGCGAGGACTCGACGGTGATCTGTCACCGGCGGGGAGCCGTTGCCCGTAAGCGCGAGAAATTCGGCAACCGCGATCTGATGTATGTGACCGGGCGCGTGGTTGTCGCGATCAAGGAGACCGGTGCCAAGCGCGTGAAGATCGACGACAGCGGCCTCGGCGGCGGCGTGACCGATCGTTTGAGGGAGCTGAAGACCGAGAAGGGGCCAGACGGGAAACCGAAGATCGCGGCCGATGTGGAGATCATCCCCGTCAACGCTGGCGAGGCGCCGATCTCGAACATCGACGGCGACCGCTTCAAGAACCTGCGGGCGCAAATGAACTGGGGCCTGCGCGAACGCTTCGTCGACGGCACCATCGACATCGACGCCGACGAGGATCTGCAGGCCCAGGCCTGCGACATGCGCTACGCCTACAGCAGCAGCGGTCAGATCGTCATCGAGTCCAAGGAAGACATGAAGAAGCGCGGCGTGCCGAGTCCTGACGACTGGGACGCGCTCGTCCTCGCTTTCGGTTCGCCGCCGACCATTCCAAAGGCACCGATCGCAAAGCCCATCGTGGTGAGCGGAACGCGGCCGAGCCCGGGAGGATGACGTAAAATGGCGGCACGCAAGATGTCGGCGCTGCAACGTCCAGGCGGGGACAGCTCGCGAGGCTACATTGCTCCGGCATACGGCGCCGACATGGCGTGGCGCTCAATCGGGTCGTCCGGCCTTCGCCAATACGGCGGGTGGGTCCGAGAGGAATTTCTACCTCAGCTACGCGGACGCCAAGCTGCGCGCACGTATCGCGAAATGCAGGATAACTCGCCGACGGTCGGCGCCATTCTATTCGCGATACAGCAGTCCATGCGGCAGGTAACGTGGCGCGTGGATGCGCAAGACAGCAAACCGCAATCGGCCGAAAGTGTCGCCTTTGTTGAGTCTTGCATGAACGACATGGCCCAAGGCTGGCCCGATTTCGTGTCTGAAACACTGTCGATGCTGCCGTACGGTTTCGCGCCCCACGAGATCGTCTACAAACGCCGGTCTGGCAACAAGCAGCTCAAGCCGAGCGGGCCCATCGTTCATTCTAGCAAATACGATGACGGCCGTGTCGGCTGGGCGAAGCTGGCGCTGCGCGGACAGGAAACAGTCATCAAATGGTTTTTCAACGACGAAGGTGACTGGACCGGACTGACGCAACAGCCATGGTTCGGCGGGACGATCAATATTCCAGCAGAAAAGCTCCTGCTATTCCGGCCGCGCGCGCACAAAGGATCGCCTGAAGGCACCAGTATCTTGCGAACGGCCTATCGCAGTTGGTGGTTTCAGAAGCGGCTTGAGGAACAGGAAGGCGTCGCGCTCGAACGAATGAGTGGAACGCCGGAGTATCGTGTACCAAACGTGCTGCTTGAGGGCGCGGCCAATAACGATCCGTTGGCGGTAGCGGCCCTCGAACAGTTCAAGCGCATCGTTACGAACATCAAGATCGACGAGCAGATGGGTTTAGTTACCCCATCGGACTGTTATCAGAACGCCGATGGCACGATCTCGAACGTGCCAATGTATGAGTTCAAATACAACGTACCGCAGAACACTGGTCGCGGCATGACGGCGTTCGGGCCGGCGATCGATCGCCACAAGCTCGACATTATGACCAGTGTGCTCGCGGACTTTCTCATGCTCGGGCATGGGTCATCGTCGCGTGGAGCGCAAACGCTAGGCGAAGCGAAGGTCGATCTTTTCTTCCAGGCCACAGAAGGGTGGCTCGATTCCGACGCCGCCGTGCTGAACGATCACGGCTTGCCGCGGTTGTGGGAGCTGAATGGGTTCCACCCCGACACGATGCCGAGGTTTGCGCCCGACATGCCGCAGCGTGTCGATTTGGATGCACTAAGCAATTTCATCGTTCGCATGAGCCAAGCGGGTGCACGATTGTTTCCCGACGACGATCTGGAAAACTACCTTCGGGACATCGCCGACTTACCCGAGCTGACCGACGATATGTTGAACGAGATGATGAACAGCGCCAATCCGGACGCATCAGAGGATGTGCAGAAGCATGTCGCTGGGATGATGGCGCGGCGCCTATCGCGGAAAGGGTTCATGCCGCTGAAATCCAAGACGAAGAGCAGGCGCGGCAATGGCACGGCTGCTTAAGGCGTCCGACGTTCAGCCCGATGACGATGCGGCCCTTATACTTGCTTCTCGCCGTGAGTCTCGCATCCGTGCGGCGATTGAAGACATGCTAGCGGCGTTGGCAGCCATTTTTACCGGCGATGCAATTGCGCAACTGATCGCGCGCTACGACATTCCATCCCTGTGGGATATTCTCGACCAACCTGAGCTTCAGGCCATCATCATCGGCGGGTTCAAGCCGATCGGGGAGACATTCCTCACTGCGGCGAACGATGAAGCTGAGGCAAAGTTCGGGAGCCTTATCGTCTATGATCCACTTGCCACAGCGGCGCCTCTTACCGCGATACGACAACAATTCCAGGACGCCATCCTCGGGCAAGCAAAGGCCGTCATCCAGGCCCGCATTCTGGAATCCCTACGCTACGGAATTTCACCCGACGCCGTTGCTGAATCGCTGAGCTACGTGATCGGGCTAACGCCACGCCAGGCCCAAGCAGTGATGAATTTCCGCTCTATGCTGGAAAGCGGCGATAGCGACGTCCTTACACGCGCGCTACGTGATCGGCGCTTCGACTCGACGGTCCGCGCGATGATCGCCGGCGATATTGAACGCGACGCCGCAAAGATCGATGCGATGGTCGAGCGTTACGCCGAACGGATGGTCGCCTACCGCGCCACGACCATTGCGAGAACGGAAGCCATGCAGGCCGCGACCGGCGGGATACGCGATGCCTATTTGCAGGCGGTGAATTCGGGCCGACTATTCGATCATGAGGTGAGGCGACGTTGGCTAACTGCCGAGGATGAACTGGTCTGCCCCATCTGTTCGTCCATTCCTCTTCTCAACGGTGACGGCGTTGGAATTGATGAACCCTACGACAGCATCGACGGCCCAATCATGGCTCCGTTAGCCCACACGAGTTGTTGCTGTTCAGAGTCCTACGCTGCCGATCTGACGCGGCTTACCGAACAACCTTTCGCGCAAGCGGCCTAGGAGCTTCAAGTCGATGACTACGGCAGGAAAAAAAGCATTCCGCGACCTAGGCGACGGCACTTACGCCAATGTTGTGGCGAATTCGACCACTCGCGCGAGCGTGACGGCGAGTGTCACGGCGCAAAACAGCTTCACCGATCCGCTGCCACTCTCCGCCGGGGATAAGGCGAGCGTCAGCGTATCGGGCACGTTCAATACGCTGGTGACGCTGCAGCGCAGGTTTGGCGCCGGCGCTTGGGCCGATATTCCAAACCCCGATGGGTCGTTTGGTTTCGCCGGGCCGACACAGCAAACCTATGAGGCCGACGAAAGCTGCGAATTGCGGCTCGGCGTCAAGACCGGAGACTTCACCTCTGGCACCGTCGAGTGCCGCCTAGGAAAAGGATGATCTGACATGGCTACCTCACCACGCATTTCCAACGCGGCCGCCAAAGACATGCTCGACGCGCTCACGGCGCTTCTCGATGGCGGCTACGTCAATATCTACGCCGGTGCCCCAAAAGACACCCTCGAGATTGCCGAGGATGGCGACATTCTCGCCCATCTGACGCTCGATACACCGGCCTTCGGTGCCGCCGCGGATGCCGATCCAGGCGCGATGGCGACTGCAGGCACGGTTACGCCCGATTCCAGCGCCGATCACAGCGGTACCGCAGGTCACTTCCGGGCCTTCGCGTCCGACGATGCGCCGGTGATTCAGGGTACGGTCGGGCTCGCTACATCCGACCTCGTGCTCAACACTACGGCGATCGTGGCCGGCTTCCCGCTTGGTATTACCTCTTGGATCGTCAAACTGCCGGAAGCGCCGGGAGAGGCTCCGGGCGACGGAGCCTAAGCCGATGGGGCTCCTGCATTCACCGCTTGGCCATTCGTTCATCGCCACCAAGCTGCCGAGCGGCGTGATCCGTTCGGTGCTGGCGGCGCTTGAGAGCGACGATGTGGCCGGAGGTGAGGTTGGCGGCGCGGCAGTAAGCGTTCTCGGCGGCGTAATTCAGATAGCTGTCAGCGGCGTGATCGGCGGGACCAGTACCAACGTTCTCGGTGCTGTCGAGCAATCGATGTTAGGGTTTGCAACCCTGACTGGGCCAGCGTCATCAACGCTCGGCGGTGTCGAGTCGACGGCGACTGGTGCCGAGGGTGCGTTCGGCGATGCCGAATCTGTCCTTGATGGCGTGACGCAGATCGCGTTTGGCCATGCCGCTTAAAACCCTTGTGCAGGAAGGTGTGGGGGCGATTGGCACATGACCGCCGTAAACTTTGCTACTGTCATGAAAGACATGACCACCTCGTCGGTTCATGTTCCGACGGCGCTGGGCAACGCGAAGCGTGGTAGGGCAAAGTCGTTCAAGGCATGTATCGGTGAAACCGCCGTCGTGGCCAAGCGCGAACTAAAACCGCACGACGCCGACACCGCGAAGACACCGTTTCTGTACGACGTAAACGCGCTGGGTTCGCTGCGGCCGGATCAGGTACCTCGTTTCTTCGGCTCGCTGACGAATTCGGAAACGCTGCCGAAGACCACAGTAAAGCTTGACGAGCTTCATGCCATGCAAGACCGCGTCGATCCGAAAAAGGTCGAGGCGATGCGCACCAACGGGATCAAGGGTAATAAATTCCCCGTCGTAGTGCGTCATAATAACAAAAATTATATCGCCGACGGGCATCATCGCTTAGCGGCACAGTGGCTCGACGGCCAAACCACCGCCGAGGTTCGGTTTAACGATCTGGAACCAGTCTCGACCGCCCTAAAACGCTACAGCATCGCTAAGGTCGATGAATCGCTCGGCTTGGTCTTCGGTTGGGCCGTGGTCTGCAAAGTGAACGGCGAAGATTATTTCGATTTGAACGTTGACTATCAAGGCGAGCACGCCGGTGAACGCGTGCCAGAGCACATTCCGGAAGACGCGATGCTGAAGGCTGCGGCCGACTTCATGGAGAACAGCCGCGCCGGGAACGAGATGCACAATGACCCCGATGTGGGGACGTACATCTTTGCATTCCCCCTGACGACGGAGATCGCGAAAGCGATGGACATTCAGACCAACAAGACCGGACTGATGATCGCTTACAAGCCGCCGCCCGCCGTGCTCGCGAAATTCCGTAGTGGCGAATACACCGGCTTTTCCATTCAGGGCAAGCGCCTCGAAGGCTGCAAGGAGATCGAAGCATGAGCGGTTTCAAACGTATCCTCTCCGCCCTGACGATCGGCAAGATAGCCGCCGTCGACCGTCCGTGTCAGGAACACGCAACAGTGACTATCATGAAGCGCGATGACGCCGATGAGGCGTTCTGGAAGGCGAAGTACAGCGCGCAGGATCGCCGCGACATGGCTGGCAAGGAAGCCATGAAGGACGGATCGTATCCGATCAAGGATGCGGCCGACCTTGAAAACGCCATTCACGCCGTTGGCCGCGGCAAGAACAATTCACACGCCGCCATCCGCACGCATATCAAGACACGCGCGAAGGCCCTTGATCTGTCCGATAAAATTCCGGGCGACTGGAAAGGGAGCGAGGTCGGCAAAGCGCTCGACGAGATGTTCGCGAAATACGGAATTGCGACCAACGGTGCGATCTGCGCCGAGACCTTCGCGGAGAAGTTCGACGAGCAACTCCAGCTTCAGAACCTCTGGGACAAATTCTGGAAGGGCCAAGAAGCGCTTCGACAATCCATCGAATCCATTATCAAGGACGACGCCGTCATCGATAAGGCGGCGATGATCGGGCAAAGTCTTGACGAGTTTTCGTCCTTCATCAACGGCCTTGTCGCTGGTGATGTCTCGAAATCCCTGACCGCGGGAATTGCGGCGACCCTTGCCGGTGCTGCCGGCATCACAACGCTCGAAGGAGTACCCATGAGCGACACACTGAAGAAGGCGCTGGGGCTCCCCGCCACGGCGACGGAAGCGGAAGTTTCGGCCGCGGTTACAAAGCGCGACGATGACTTCAAGAAGATGCAGGCCGAACTCGCCATCGAAAAGATGAGCGACAAGCACAAGGCGTTCGCGAACAACAAAGGCGCCAAGCTGCCGGAAGGCGGTAGGGACAGGTTCGCGGCCATGACGCCGGCGGAGCGCGACAAACACATCGAGGACAATCCGGTGACCGGCGACGGTGGCGACGACGAAAACACCGAGAAGGCCTTGAAGGCGGGCGATGCGTTCAAGTCCATTAGCGGACAGATCATCACGAAGCGCGCAGCCGGCGTCATGTACGACGTGGTGAAGGCGCAGGATGAGGAAATCCGCAAGAGCCGCGACGCGATCGCCAAGGCGGCCGAAGAGAAGGCCGTTTTGGATTTCGCCAAGCGCGCCGACGACCTTGGTTTCGGTAAGGACTTCGGTCCGACACTGCGGAAGGCCTACGGCGGCGACGTGACCGCGCAGCTCGAAGTCGAGAAGCGCATCGCGGCTCTGAACAAGCAGGTCGAAACCGGCCAGCTCTTCAGCAATTTCGGCAAGTCGAGCCCGCAGGAAGGTTCGGCCGAATCCGAACTCATCGCCAAGGCGGCGGAGATCAAGAAGGCCGAACCGAAGTTGTCGGACCAGCAGGCGTACACGCGCGCCTACAAGGACCCCGCCAACATGGCCATCGTGAAGCGCATGCGGGCCGAGGCGAGCGCGTAACAGCGCTACGCCGACCACCCACCACCCGCCGTGAGGCGGCACCACCCTTTGATGGAGAATCCCTATGACAACGCATGGAACCGGTCTGTCGGAAGGCGGCAACCTTATCGCCGGCGCCGACCTCAGCACGACCGGGCAGTACCTCGCCGTGAAGCAGACGTCGACCGATCGCGCCGTGAACCTGGCGTCGACCGGCGGCGAAGCGATCACCGGCATCTTGCAGAACGATCCCAAGGCGGGCGAGGCGGCCATCGTGAAATACGAAGGCTTCACGCCCGCAATCATCGGCGTCGGCGGTTGCACCGCCGGCCAGCAGCTCATGACGGAAGCCGCAACCGGAAAGCTCGTCGTGAAGACGAGCACGAACGTCGTGGTCGCCGTCGCGATCGAGACTGCGAATGCCGATGAACAGGCCCTGGTTCGGGTCATTCCGACCGGGGGCTAATCAGAAACGCGCGTCGGCAAGCGCGCTCGCGCCGTCGTGAGACGCCGCAATCCCAAAGGGGCAAGCCGGGCATGGGCGCGGCGGCGGGTAAAGACCGCCCGCCGTCACTCCTGTCAGCCCCTCTCATGAACGCACCGCCGTGAGGCGCTGCAATCCCTTTGATGGAGAACCGCTATGCCTTCACCCACAGTTCGTCAGGTCCACACGAACAAGCCGCTCACCAACGTGGCGGTTGCGTACATGCAGGACCACAACAACTTCATCGCCGACAAGGTGTTTCCGATCGTTCCCGTCGCGAACAAATCGGACATCTATTACAAGTGGAACAAGGACGATTTCTTCCGTGATGAAGCGCAGAAGCGCGGTGACGGAGAAGAGTCGGCCGGCTCGGGCGTCGATCTGGCGACCGACAGCTACCTCGCCGACGTTTGGGCGCTGCACAAGGATCTCGGCGACCAGACGCGTGCGAACGCCGACAAGGAAATCGACCTCGAAGCGTCGATGACCGAATTCCTGATGCAGAAGCTGCTCATCCGGCGCGACCGGCTGTTCGCCACCAACTACCTGGCAACGGGCAAGTGGGCGACGGATATCACCGGCACCGCAGCGACGAGCGATGCCACGCACACGATCCAGTGGAACGATGACGCGAACTCCGATCCGTTCACGGACATCTCCAATGGCCAGACGGCCATGCTTCAGAACACCGGCCACGAGCCGAACGTCCTGACGCTGGGCTATCCGGTGTACCAGGCGCTGCGCAAGCACCCGCTGGTGATCGACCGCGTGAAGTACACGCTGCAGGCCGACGCGAAGAAGATCACCCCAGAACTGCTCGCGGCCGCTTTCGACGTCGACCGCGTGGTCGTGGCGAAGGCGACCTACAACAGCGCGAAGAAGGGCGCGGCCGCGTCGTACAACTTCGCGGTCGGGAAGGTCGCGTTGCTGTCGTATGCGCCGGATGCACCTGGCCTGATGATCCCGTCGGCCGGTTACATCTTCGGCTGGGACGGACTCGAGGGCGAGAACGCCTTCGGCATCGCGTCCTGGACCGAGCCGGTGCCGAACCGCGGCAAGCCCGGATCGACCATCCGTGTCGAAGCCGAAATGGCGTTCGACATGAAGTTGGTCGGCGCGGATTTGGGCTATTTTTTCACGTCGATTGTTTCGTGATTGATCCACGCAGCGATCTTTCCGGTTGCTGCGTGGATGTCACTTCGTACTAGCGAGGCTGGAATCCTCAGAGTTTTCCAGCCGCGCTTTGCCAGGAGTTCATCGCGGCGCGCGTCAATGTCTTTGCGCTTGCGGTGACTAGTTCCGTCGATTTCAACGCAAAGGCGAAGGGCCGGTTGCGCGAAATCGAGATCGAGCGATCTTGGCTGCCGCACATCGCTGACGCCTAGCAGGAGGCGGAATTGCGGTGTCCAGCCCCGCAGCTCAAACCACGATGAAATTGCCCTCTCTTCAACACTGATCCGGGCGACGCTTAGCCATGCCGTGCGTATCTTCTTTCGCTTTCCACTGGCGTAATCGGCGAGATGTCGCTTGGCAATTCGCTCGTTCTTGAGAGCGAGTGACGCCTGTCTACAGTTGGCCGATCCACAATGCACCAATCCGAAGAGATGGTTTCTTCGGGTGCCGAGGTAACGGGTTGGTTGTCCGCAAATCCTGCACGGCAGCCTCTCGGCACTATCGCGATAGCGGTTTCCACGCTTTTTCGATGGTGCACCCACCTGCGCTTCTACCTTGCATGGCTGGGAGCAAAACCGGCGTTCAGACCACCGCCGAACACTGCAATTCAAAGGTTTGGCGAACCGCTTTCCGCAGCCCTCGCAACGCTTCTGAGCAACGGATGGCATGCCGAGCGCCCCAAATCACTTCTTGAGAATAGACAACTAACGGGAGATGTTCAAATGAACTCACCATCCGAAATCGCGAACGCCGGCGGTGCCTATGTGCGGCGCACGTTCACGATGGGCGAGCGCGTCCTCACCAACCAGGACAAGCTCACCAAGCAGGAGCTCGCGCGCATACCACGCGCGAACCTGAAGGCCCTCATCGAGGGTGGGAAAATCGAGCTGTATCCCGCAGCGCCCGAAGGTGACGATGGCGGTCTCGCCAAGCTCGGCAAGCTCGCAAACCATCTCGTTCATCTCGGTGGCGGGAAATACATCGTCGTCCGCGGCGTCACGGTCACGAAGAAGGCGGTGACGCGGGCAGAGGCGGAGAAGATCGCCGAATCCACAATCGAGAACTGACGGTCACGCCGGCCCGATCCCAAGAATCAAAACCCAAACGCTTCTAGGAGACAATCGACATGGCCACAGGATTCATGCAGCGCTGGAAAGGCAAGATCGCGGCAAAGGTCGCCCACTTCCTGACCGGCGGTCTCTATCTGGACGGCAAGGCCGCAATTCTGCCGTACACGAACGCCGGCGTGCCAGTGAACGGCGGCAGCGGCACCCTCGCTGGCATTGCGGTCAAGGGCGCGTTGCTGCTCGACCTCACGAACGCCGTGCTCTACCAGAACACGAACACCAAGGCCTCGCCGACCTGGACCGCGCTGACCACGGCCACGGGCGCCGGCACGTACACTGGCACGTTCGACGGAACGATTGGCGGCTCGACGCCGGCTGCAGCTTCGGTCACCGATCTCACCGTGACAGGCGAGGTTGAGGTGTCGACGCACAACACCATTACGGCGCACGCCGGCGGTGGCCGTACCAGCGCTGTGGCGCTCGACAAGCAGGTAAATCGCATCTCGGTCTGCGCCACGACAGCAGACAGCGTGGTTCTGCCCGCCGCAGTCGCGGGCGATTTCCGCGCTGTGTTCAACGATGGCGCGGCTGCGGCACAAATTTTCGCCGATGGCTCCGATACAATCGATGACGTTGCCGGTGCGACGGGCGTTCCGCTCACCAATGCGAAGCGCGCTATCTATTTCTGCCTCACGACGGGGGCTTGGGTCTCCGCACAGCTCGGCGCCGCTAGCGCGTAGCGCCCGCCATGACAGCGCCCACCTGGACCTATGATCCGTCGCAACTCGCGACATCGAAACGGTATCAAGTGCGTCTCTTGGTGGGTGACATCAAGAACGCGGATCAGCAGTTCCAGGATGCTGAGATCGATTGGGCACTTACGCAGAACACGAATTCGTACACCGTGGCTGCAATCCTGTGCCGGGCACTGGCTTCACGTCTCTCACGAGAGGCGGACACCGTCGATCGCGATCTACGCACCACGTACAGCCAACGCGCCAACAACTATCTACGCATGGCGATCAATTACGAAGTCATGGCTGGCAAACCCGGTGCAGTAATGCCGTACGCCGGCGGCATTTCGATTGCCGACAAGCAACGTCGGCAAGGCGATGGCGACCGCGTCCAGCCGCAGTTCGGTATCGGGATGCACGACTCCAACCTTCCGGTCGCGCCCACGGAAAACGAAACCTAAGTCTGAGGTCGGCGATGTCGGACTTTATCGGCGTCGAGGTAAAAGGCCTGACAGCGCTGAATGCGAAGTTCGCGCGCCTGCCGGTCGTATTGCAGGACAAACTGCGCATCTTTATCGCGCGCTTCACGATCAGTCTGCGCGAGAAGGTTAAGAACAACATTCTGTCGCGGTTCCATTCACAGGGGCCGCTCTACCGGGGCGTGAAATCTGAAATCGAGGAATCGCCCGGGAGCGTTACGGGCCGCGTCTACATCGACGAGGTCATTCGCTACGCCGGAATTCAGGAACGTGGCGGCACCGTCCACATCCCAGAAGTCGTTCCAGTCAACGCGCGCGCCCTTGCCTTCATGGCGCCAGCCCGGATGGGCTTATCCAGTGGCGGCGGCGCAAGCGGAATGGTCTTTGCGATGAGGGCCAAGGCACACCCCGTCACGATTCCCGAACGCTCCTACGCGCGGCTGGCGCTGTTCCAAATGCGGCAACCGTTCGAGCGTGGGATTCGCGAAGTCGTCGGCGAGGCGAGGCAAGAAACCTTCGCCGTGGCCGCCGAATGATCCCGCGTGAAACCATCTATCTTGCGCTGTTCGCGCTCGTCACGCCGCTCCGTGCGCCTGGCGCCGTTGACGGCCGCCCAGACGGTAACGGCGATGCGAAGGCCGGAACCCCCACGGCTGACAAACCCTTCAACCTTGTGTCGCGGAAGGTGATCGAGGTTCAGCGCGTTCCGCCCAGCTTACAGCCAGTCCTGTTCATGGATGAAGCCTTCGAGGAATTTATACGGGAAGGCACTGGCCTCGTGAAACGAAAGTGGACTGTCTATTTCCATGTCGGCGCAACAGCTCAGATCGGTACGGCCTCGCAAACAATTCTTAATCCACTTCTCGACACGCTGGAGGCTGCAGTCACGCCAACCGACCCGGATGACTCGCACAAACTGGGGCTGGAAGGTCCCAACAACATCATCGAAAGCGCGCAGTTTAATGGCCTCGCCATAAAGAACCTCGGCGGCAATTCAACGGACCCAAACTGCGGACAAGCTGTCTGTTATGTCCCATACGAAATCATCTTCGCCCGATAGCGGCGTTGTTCAATTCTTTAACTTCAAGGAGAGCCACATGGCTAAGGACGAGAAAGAACACAAAGACCACGCCAACATGAAGATCGCACGTGAATGGCTACGCGGCTTCAGTGGCACTCCTCTCTCGCAAGACACGGCAGCCTACAACCAGGTTCACGCCGCTCTGCCAGCCCTAGCGGCGGCGCTTTCGACCGAAGGCGGCATCGCTGCGTGGTTTGGCGACAACTGCCAGCATGGCGCGCTCGCGCTGAATACCGCCGCCCAAGAGACGGTTCGCGCTGGGCTCGAAAAGCTCAAGCCGGCCGCGACAGTCGGCAAGCCTCAGGAGCCGGTAAAGGCGCCGCAAGAAACGACAAAGCCCTAGCCAACTGCCACTCCCCACTCCCCATCCACCTTTGACGGAGTAGACCATCATGAACACCATTTTCGGCGCGTCACGCTTCTTCGGAATCGCAGCCGGCAGCAATCCAACACCTGCACGGTTTTATGTCCCGCAGGACGTTGGAATTACCATCAAGCGAGCGTCTAAGTCGCTGTTCGGCGAGAACCAATTCGCAGTGGCGGTCGCCGCGGGCGAGGCCGAGGTGTCGGGCAAGGTTACAATGGGCCGCCCGAACGCGCGCATCCTGGCCGATCTGATCGCCGGCGTGAGCGGGGCCAGTACGCTTATCCTCAAAGAGGCCGACAAGGAAAGCGGCACGGTGCCAGCGACTTCACCTTACACCATCACCGTAGCGAATTCGGCGACGTGGACAACCGACCTCGGCGTGCTGAACGCGGATAACGCTATGAATCCGATGAAGCGCGTCGCCAGCGCCCCTGCGGCTGGACAATACTCGGTTGCGGCCGGCGTCTATACGTTCGCGTCAACCAACGCGAGCCTCAACGTCAAGATCAGCTATCTCTATACCGTCAGCCAGGGCGAGATCGTGACGATGACAAATCAGCCGCAGGGCAAGACCGGCGCTTTCAACGCCGTCATGGTCATGCCGTGGGGTTCCGATCAGGACGTGCTCGTGCTGAACTCCTGCATCAACACGAACGCGGACTGGTCGACCAAGCAAGGCGACTTTGGAAAACCCACGTTCGACTACATCGCTGGCGTCGATGACAACGACGTGCTCGGCACGTTCAGCTTCGCAGAGGCGGCTTAAGGTCGCATCCCGATGACTGACGCGGAACGCCTTAAACTTGGCGAGGATCGAAAACTGATCTTCGAAAACCTCGCCAACGGCGTTCCGCTGCCGGAAATCTGCACGACCTTCCGCCGCTCCGAAACCGAGATATGGCGGGAGACGGCGTTTGTCGCGAAGAAAATCACCGAATACCGCTTTCGTCGCTACATGCCGCCGCTTGCCTGCGGTGACCTTGTTGATATTCGCCGCAATCGCAAGGCCTTACTAGAAACGTTAGCGCATCTCGGCCCCAACTATCTTTCAAGTGAACTGCTCCTGCCGCGTATCAAAGCCCACGAAGTCGAGAACCAAGATCATCTTCAAGAGGCCGTTATCAAAGTCGGCGCAACGGTGAGAACGCAATGACAGAACCTGCATCTTTTGATCCCAAGCGAACACCGCCGATCGCGTGGAACGCTAAGCAGTGGCCAATCCCGCCGTTGGTCGCCGATCAGCTCGACATGGTGTGGGACGATATTATCGAATTGACCAAGGTTCTGTTCGCGCAGGACAAAGACGCGAAACGGCAAGAAGGCGAAGAAGCCGATGCAACCGCGCTCCGTCGTGGCATGCAGGTCGTCAACAAACGCTACGAACTGACGCGCGAGCAATACGGGAAACTTTGCGATGTGGTCTATTACGGGCTCACCCGTGCGCATCCAGGGCTGACGCGTGAAGAATTTCGTGCGGTACCGGCGACGTCACTCGAAATGCTGAGCGCGTTTTTTGTGGTTCGCCGACAGTCCGGTATTTATGGCGACTTTGAAAGCAAGCCCATTGTGAGCGAGCCCGTTCCAACGGGGGAAGCATTGGCGGCGGAGAGTCCAAGCCAGACTTCGAATATCTGATATTGGATTATGCGCGTTGGTTTGGGGGCGACCCCGATCAGCTTTGGCATACGCTGACTATCCGCCGCCTGCTCGCTGGGAAGAAACACATTCAGCAATACCCGCCGGCCGACATCCTTGTCGCTGCGAAGATGGGATACAAAGCGCCTGTGATCGCTGGTGACGACACGTCCGCTGACGCGGATGCGACGCCACAGCTTCCGCGAGATGAGGCGTAGCTATTTCCAGAAGGTCGGGTCTATCGAGTAATAGGCCCAATAAATGAGTGCACCAAGGACTGGGACAATCAAGACTGCGAGGGTCAACCATCGCCACCACTTGTCACGAGCCACACGTGACATCGGCTGCTTCCGTCCGCACGCTTTACAGACGCCGGCACCTTCGTTCATCGGCTCTTTGCAATAAGCACACAGCATGGGATCGCCCTCCAAAAAGGGCGCGCACTATATGTCCGATGAAGGCAGAGTTGAAATCCGAATTACCGGGTCAATCGATGCGTCTCTGTCCGCGTCAACGGCTCAGGCAAACGCCGAAATCAGCAAACTCGGCACCGCGGGGACTGTTAGTGCGAAGCAATTCTCTGAGGCGTTAAAAGCGGCCGACGGTGATCTCCGCAAGCTGAGTGGCGATGCGTTAGAAGCTGGGAAGACTGGAAAAGACGCGCTTTTGAGCGCGGCTCGCGGAGCTGAGGAAGCCGAGGGCGCAACCAAGGGCCTGAACCTCACTACATCGGGCGCGATCCAGGAATACGTTCGCCTCGGCCATGAAGTGATGCAGGGAAATTTTTCCCGCATCCCCGGAACGCTTGTCGTTATGGCTAGTCGAATGGGTGGTTTGGAAACCGCCGCCGCGAGCGTCAGTGCTGCAGTCGCAAATATTGGTGGATCCATTGTTGCCATCAGTGCAGCAGCGGTAGCTGCCGGCGGTGCCATTGCCTATATGGCAGCGGAAGAGGTTGTTGCAGCTGAAGCCGCGGAGCACTTGAAGCTAGCTGCGGATTTTGCAGGTAATTTTAAAGTCGATGTCGACGCAATCGAAGAGATGGTGAAGCAGCTTGATCAGTTGCCGAACATCTCCGGCGAGGATGCGAGCCAGACTGCACAAGCGATCCTTTCACTCAAGGATGTGACGGAAGAAGAGTTCCGTGGAATGACGGCAGCGGTTGCGGCCTATTCATCCGCAGCGAACGTGGACATGGGAACGGCGAAAGACGCAATCGTTCATGCCTTTGCCGACCCACTTGCATCCGCTAGAGAGTTCATCGTTGCGCTACACAACGTTTCGCCGGCGCTGACGGAGCAGGTAAACAGAGCTGTCGCAGCTGGCGATGCGAGCGGCACCTTAAGCCTGATGCTGCGTGCGCTTGACGAAAAATATCGCGCGATGGTTCCATCGATCGCTGATGCAAACACAGGTATTTTTCAATCCTATACGCAATTCTCACTCTATATGGGCGCTCTTGAACAGGGCGTTCCCATTGAACTCCGCCAGCAATATGTCTTGGAAGTGCTGGCCGGTCGCTACGGGGCACTTGCCGACCAGATCGCTCGCGCCGCTGCGGCCGAGGCATCCCGCCCAAAGGCTGTAACGAGTTCCTCGGAAACGGTGAACCGAGGACTGCAAGATTTGGCACAGCGAACAGATTTGACGAATTCGCAGATTCTCGCAAGGCAGATTGAGTTTTTGCAAGCCCAGCGTGCCGCGGCAGGCACGAATGCTAAGCTGATGGAGGAAATTGACCGCGACTTGGGGCAGAAGCGGGCTGAGCTAGCTCGGCGTAGCAGTGCCGACCTGATTGCAGCAGCGCGAGCGAGCGCCGATGCTGGTGGGCTGATCGGTCAAGCGCGCGCCAACGCAGAGATCGCCGCAGACCGTGCGTTGCTCGCCGACCACAGACTAACGGCGGAAGATCGCCTCTCAGTAGAGCGGGATCTCAATGCCAAGCTGTCTGCGCTGCATCAACAACAGGCCACCGTCGCCATCGCCGTCTCGAAAGAAGCTAGGAACGAGGTCATTCGTGAACTCGAAGAAGAATCACAGCGCGCACGTGAGGGTTCGCAGGAACGGATAGACGCTGATCGAAAATGGCTTGCCTATGCGGTTTCCGCCTATGGCGAACGAAGCGCCCAGGCGCATGCAGCGAACGACGCTCTGATCCGTGACCAACGTGCGCTGGCCGATGCTGCCGCTCGCGATGCCCAGGCTACTGCAGCCACCAGGATCAAGGCCGCGAATGACTCGGCGCAATCGCAAATGCGCGCGCTTGACCAAGAGGCGAGGTATTTCAACCTCACATCCTCCGAAGAAGTTGCGCTCGCCACGAAGGTCGAAAATGCCCGCGATGCAGCGGTGCGCGGTAGCCTCGCGGTTGCGCTGAAGGCAGCCGGCGACAATCTCGACATCGTTCGTCAAGTCAACAAGCAGATCGAAGAGGCGACATCCGAACATCAAAAGCGGTTGGATGACATCACGCGTCGTGGCCTTGATATTCAGGTCGAGGAATGGGGCCGGCTTAACTCGCGCGTCTTTTCGGCCGAGGACACGCTTATCGGTGGTCTGTTCTCTAGACAGCAAACCCTGGGTCAGACCTTACGCCAAGCCGGGCTGCAATTCCTGCAGCAAATGCTAGCCGATGACTTGAAATATTGGACCGAACGAGAATTGCTCGCTCTTGAAGGGGTTCATGCCGAAAACGCGGCTGAGCATGGCGGCTTTTCCGAACTCATCCGTCTTCTGACAGGCAAAACCATCGCAGTTCAAGCGTCAACGGCGACGAAAACCGCGACAGTTGCCGCCGGTGAAGCTGCCAACACGACGGCAGTGACTGCAGGTGAATCTGCGCAGGTCGCGGCAATTGCAGCGGGTGAGGCCGCGAAGGTCGGCATCAAGGCAGCATCGGTCGGAGCTTCAAATGCCATCGGCGCCGCAGCGGATTCGAAGTCCATTTTGAACGCCGCTTACGTGAGCGCCGCTCAGGCGTACAAAAGCGTCATGGAAAGCATCCCGCCGCCAGCAAATCTCGCGCTCGCCCCCATAGCGGCCGGCGTGACATTTGCAGCCGTTGCGGCCTGGGATGTGATTTCTGCCGAAGGCGGCCAAACGATGGTACCTGTCTCTCGGCAGCTCACCGAACTGCATTACAAGGAAATGGTGCTTGATGCGGGCACCGCCGATGCGGTTCGTGACATGGCCGGAAGCAGGTCAAAGTTCGACGGCAGTCTCGCCGGCGCCGCGCATTACCATAAACATTATTGGAATCTTACCAAGGCGTCAGCCGATGACATTCTGCGCAATCCAGGAGAGCGTCGGAAGATCGAGAAAGTTATCGAAAACTCCATGCGCAATGCGGTGAAGCATTCATGACGCTCCCGCTTTTCCCGAAACTGCCGGGACGTTCCTGGCCTACAAACGAAATCATGGAGACCTCGACGCTGGTGAAACGTGCGTCGTCGGGGCGACGTACCGCGGTGTCGATGTTCGCTGTACCTATCTATCACATCGAACTCAAATATGCCGGACTGTCATCGGATTCCGTTGCCGATGGTCTCGGCAAACAATCGCAGCAAGCGCTCCAAGCCCTATTCGGTGCGATGGGCGGGCAGTATGGAACCTTCTACGTCAAGAAATCTGATTATACCGCCAATGACGCCGATTCCACCGTCACAGGCCAACTGCTCGGCGTTGGCGATGGCGCAAACACAATTTTCATCGGCACGCGCACCATCCAAACCGATTACGTTGACGATTACGCCGAACCTGTCGGCGCCATCAAGGCGAGCGGCCTCAAGGTTTATGTTGATGGCGTGCTGCAGGACGCCAGCACTTACGATCTTGTGTCGCCAAACGTCATCCAGTTCCACACGGCGCCGGCCGCTGGCAAAAACGTGAGGGCCGACTACACTTGGTATTTCGTGTGCGCGTTTGAAGACGATATGCTCGATCTCATGGTGAACGGCCGCATGATCTGGTCGGCCGATTCGATAAAGTTGGTTACGGTGAAACCGTGAAAGCGACGACGGCGCGGCTGCGCGCCTATCTCGCGACCAAGCCGCAAAGCGTCATCCCACCGGATTGCTTCACGCTGACGCTCGCCGATGGAACGGTCTATCGCTACACCAATGCCGACGTTCCCGTCACAATTTACCGCGGCGAGGACCCGAACCGCACCGATTGGCTTTCGAACTTTTCGCTTCCCGATACCATCGGGATCACCCCAGCTGTCTTCGTCGCGAATGCGATCCGCATCCAGGGTCTGAAATCCTCCCTGAAAATCGGGCTCGATGTTGATGAGCAGGAAATCACGATCTATGCGACCGCCAGTGAACTGATCCAAGGTCTGCCCGCTCTGGTCGCGATGCGGGCCGGCGTGTTCGACAACGCTACGATCCAACGCGAAACAGCGTTCCTATGGGCGTGGGGCTTGCCCGCGATCGGCGCCGTCACCCGCTTTCATGGCTTCGTCTCGACAATCGGAAAAATCGGTTACTCTGAGGCCCAGTTGCGCGTGAAATCCGATTTGGTCCGGCTCGACACGCCCTATCCGCGCAATATCTATCAGCCGACCTGCATGCATGTTCTTTTCGATAGCGGCTGCACGCTCATCAAAAGCGCCTTTGCCGTTAACGGAACTGTCGGTTCGGGATCCACGCAATACGCGATCCATTGGACCGACGCGCACGCCGATGGCTATTTCGAGCAGGGCACCGTGACATTCCTCACGGGTCAGCTTGCGGGTCAAAATCTGACGGTGAAGTCGTCCACAGGCTCACTCTTGACGATGGCGGACGCCATGCCGGCAGCGCCGCATGTGGGTGACACCTTTCACGTCTATCCCGGCTGCGATCATACGCCGGCGGGTGGTTGCACCAAGCTCAATAACTTGTCCCATTTCCGAGGCTTCCCGCGCGTGCCGCCGCCAATCATGGGCGTTTAGGCAGCTAATCGTCGCCAACGCTCCCGTCATCAGGTAATTCAACTGAACGCGCTGGGGGTTCCTTTGGCCGCGCTTAACGCTATCGGCCCGCGCAAAGGTGTAGACGCCGGTTTCTTCGTCGAAGGCGTATTGGCCTTTCTCCGGATCTCTATCGACGCGGATCATGTCGAATGTGCGCTTGCCGCGCACCATTTGGACGCCGAGATCTCTGAACTTTGGCATGGCTAACCTCCAAATCAGCCAACAGTCTATCACGAGGCGCGCCAGAAATGAACGAATTGGAGCGTTCACAGCGCGCCGCCGTCGTCGCCGAAGCCAGCACTTGGCTCCGCACGCCATATTGCGACAGCGCCGACATCAAGCATGCTGGCGTGGATTGCGGGATGTTTTTGGTCCGGGCATTCGTCGATACAGGCCTAGTTGAACCCTTCGATCCGCGCCCCTATTCGCGGACGTGGTTTCTTCACCGCAATGAGGAAAAGTACCTCGAGATCATCTATCGGTGCGGCGGCAGAGAAATCGCCGGCCCTCCGCTTCCAGGCGATGTCGTCGTCTACAAAGTCGGCCGCCTCTACGCCCACGGCGGAATTGTTTCGGTATGGCCGAAAGTCATCCACGCCTTCCAGAAGGCTGGAATGGTTGTCGAATCCGATGTCTCGCTGCAGGGCATCTTTAATGATCCGAAATACCCACGGCGGTTTTTTAGCTACTGGGCAAGGTCGGCCGCGACATGAGCGTTCTATTTGGAGCAAACCTGCCGACCAATAAGACGCCAGCGTACACGGGCCTGCAAATTCAGACGTCGGTCAATACGCTGCCGATCCCCGTAGTTTGGGGGACGGTGAAGATCGCGCCGAACGTCGGCTGGTACGGCGATTTTACAAAGCACAACAAGAGTGTCAGTGCCGGCGGCAAGGGCGGTGGGAAAGGCGCCGAGATTGCCGATTACACCGCTTCGGTCGAATTGATGTTGTGTGAAGGCGTCGTTGACTCTGTGCCGAAGGTTTTTGTCGACCAGGGCACGTCAACGCTCGCCGAGCTCGGGATGACGCTTATCCCTGGCACATATCCTGAGCAGGCGCCCTGGTCGTACCTAGAGCACGCTCACCCGGAAGATGCCTTCGGCTATCCTGGAACGGCCATCATCGTGATCGAGAATTACGATCTCGGGCCGTCAGCGGCGCTGCCCCAGCATAATGTTCTCTGCGTCCGTACGACCGGGTTCGAAGCGTCGTGGTGTGCGCCTAGTGGCATAGCCACAGCCGATATGGCGCTAGTCATCCAGGATTTTCTGTCGAGTGAACAATACGGCGTGCCGGGCTTCGCCAACTCCTTCGATACCGACACGCTGCTTTCCACGGACGCCGCGACCACAACGGGCGACGCCAGCCTGCAAACCTATCTCCGCGCCCTTGGCATCGGTATGGGCGTGGCGCTTACCAGCCAGGAAACCGCATCATCTATCCTTGATCGTTGGCTGCAACTCTGCAACTGCGCGGCGGTTTGGTCAGGCGAGAAACTGAAATTCATTCCGTACGGCGACGAAACGATCACCGCAAATGGTGTCACGTATCTTCCAGATCTCGCCGCAGTCGTCGACTTGAGCGCAGACGACTTTCTGGAGCAGAGTGGTGATGCGCCATTTTCGGTGTCGCGCACCGATCCGGCTGAAGCAAAGAACGTCGTCAACCTTGAGATCACGTCCGAGGACGGGAATTTCTCTTATTTGCCGATCCCAGCATGGGACCAAAGCGCCATCGAGAATGCGCTGACCAGGCGCATCGACAGTACAGTCACCGCGCATGAGATCATCGGCACAGAGGTCGGCGCCATCATCGCGCATCTCATTTTGCAGAAAGGCCTCTACAACCGTAATTCGGCCACGTTCAAACTGCCGGTCACCTTTTGCCCATATGATCCAATGGACAACGTCACTGTCGCGGTCCCGCTGCTGGAATACGCGCAGGCCTCGTTTCGCATCGTGTCGATCGAGGAAGATGATCAGGGCGATTTGACCGTCGATATAGACGAACTGCGCCTTGGCACGGGTACAGCGGTCCGATACGAGAAGGAAAAAAGCAGCGGCACGGCACACAATTCACGGGCCCCAGCCAGTGCCGTCAACACGCCGATCATTTTCGAGCCGTCAAGCCTTTTGGTGGGTTCGCCAGAGATATGGATTGGGGTCTGCGGCGGCGGCGGCGATTACGATCCGAATTGGGGTGGATGCCAGGTCCATCTTTCGGTCGACGACGATGTTTACGAACATGTCGACAACATCACCAACACCTGCCGTATGGGGGTCATCACTGGTTCGCTGGCGTCGTTTGGCGGCGCCAACCCTGACACGAGTCACACGCTTTCCGTCGATCTTACGCAGAGCCACGGTCGGGTGCGTTCGGGCTCGGCCGACGATGCCGAGAACGGACGCACGCTCTGCTATGTCGATGGCGAGCTACTATCCTACGAAACCGCGACGCTCTCGATCGCGACGGCCTCGGCCGAGCCTCACAATATTCCAGCGGTGGCGCCATACGAAATTGCGGTCAACCATGACAGCACCTTCGATTCTGATGGTGGAGTCAGCTTCCATGGAGGCGCTGCCCTCACATTTGTCGGATCGCACCCTGGACCAAGCGAATACACCGAGGATGGAGAAGGCCTCTACACGTTCAATGCGGCCGACGCCGGCGCTGCGGTGGACATCACCTACGACTATGCGAACTCGCACCACTTCGTCCTGAGCAATCTGTGGCGCGGACAATACGGCACCAAGGCCGCGGCTCATTCCTCGGGAACCCAATTCGCCCGCCTCGATGGTACGATCTTCAAATTTCCGTTGCCGATCGAATACATTGGGAAGCTGATCTACGTAAAACTCGTGTCGGTCAATATCTTTGGCCTCGGGCTCGAGGATATTTCGACCGTAACCGCTTACGAATACACGCCGACAGGAAAATGGCCGCCGCCGCAAGACATGATCGGCTTCGCAGTCGAAGCCGTGACAATCACCGGTGCCGGTGGGCGTCAACGCGCAACCCTTCATCTGACTTGGGCGCTTGTCGATGGTGACGGTTATCCCATCCTTAACGTCGATCACGTCCGCTATCAGGTCAGGCTTGCGGCCGATGACAGCAATGTCGCGCGCGGACGTTCTGATTTTGACGACGGTACGGAGACGCTCGGCCACAACATCATGCCGGGGACGGTTTATGAGGTTCGCGCAAAATATCGTGCGAATGGGTTTCGCGATACAGTAACAAACTGGACCGATTGGCTTCCGGTTAGTACGTCGACCGCGGCAGAGGTGGTGCCTGGCGATCTCGAAACCGATCCGCCTGCGGCTCCGACATTCGGCGGCGCGCCGATCACCTCGTCGGTTTCGATCGATATGAAGACTGGCCTTCCGGTCATCACTGAGAAATTCACTTGGAATGCGAATTCCGAAAGCGATATCGGCGCCTACGTTGCCGAAATCCTGATCGACGGCGTTTGGGAGCACGTCGCCAAGACGCGCAAGGGCCGGACTTGGGCGCAGACCACTGTGGAGGCCAACGTCGCCTATTCGTGGCGCGTAATGGCCGTGGACAGGCTCGGCAACGAATCGGATTGGAGCGCCACGGCCGGGCCCTATACCTCGACCTACGATTCTGTTGCGCCGGCGGCACCTACAGCTCTTGCCGGTACGTCCGGTGCCACGTCTGTCGCTCTGACATGGACAAATCCGAGTGATGATGATCTCGACAAGATCGAGATTTGGGAGACGCCAACAAACGCATCGCCCGATCCGGTCGCTGACATTGCTTACCGCATCAACGTTCTTCAAGGTCACAAGGTTGCCAAAGGCGCATATACGCGCGGTGCGATGGCGACTGGTTCGTCGAAATACTATCGGCTTCGCGCCATCGACAAATCCGGAAATGTCAGCGCGTTCACAGCGGCGGCGGGTCCGTATGGACCTGCTCTCGTCACTGTCGACGATCTGGATGCCACAGCGCCGGCAACTCCAACCTTCGGCGGCTCACCCTTTACCTCAGCGGGAGGTGCTGATCCAAAAACGGGTCTTCCAGTCGTTTTTGTCACATTCACCTGGAATGCGAACTCCGAGGCTGATCTCGGTTCCTACGGAATTATGGTCCAGGAGGGAAGCGGTAGCTTTGAGCACCGCGGTCGTGTCGATAGTGACAGCACATCCTTTACATTCCCGACGAAATCGAACACAGCCTATTCCGCCAAGGTGCGAGCAATCGACCGGCTTGGGAACAAATCGGCATTCAGTTCCGTAGCCGGGCCATACACATCTACTTATGATGCAACGGCTCCATCGGCTCCGACTTGGGTTTCCATTACTGGCAAGCTCCATCATGTTTCGCTGCGCTGGCTGAATTCAAGCGATGCAGACCTAACGCTGATCGAAATTTGGGAAACGCCGACCAATGTAGCGCCTGATCCGGTTGCGGATGCTACCAACTATCTTATTGCCACGGTTCCTGCGCGCATCGGCAAGAGGCAAAGCCACCCACGTGGCGGTTTAGCGTCTGGGGCCTCGAATTACTATTGGCTTCGCTCCATCGACAATTCGGGCAATGCGAGCGCTTTTAGTTCTTCCTCGCTGGGCAGCACGGCTCAAGTCGTCAACGCCGATGTTACCGACAACACCCTTGCGGGGGGAAAGCTCCTAGACGGCGACACCTGGACCAAAACGCTCCATCTTGGTGAAGCAGGCCGCCTTTTCATCGACGGGCCAAATGCACGCATCACGGCAAATGACGGCACGTTTGATCGCGCGCAGTTCGGAAAATTCGGTAGCGGCGATTATGGTTTCAAGATCTGGGACAGCGACGGCACGCTTGTTTTCCGTTCGGACAGTTCGGGCACGCTCATCAGCGGGTTCAAGATCGGCGCCGATTATATCCGCGATGCCGCCAATTCCTTCGGCCTCGCCTCGACCGTCACTGGTGCCGACGATGTTCGGTTTTGGGCTGGTGCGTCATTCGCAAATCGGGGGATAGCGACTTTCCGTCTTTACGAATCGGGATTGCTGTTCGCGACCGGAGCTACGATTAGTGGTGCGATCACCGCGACCTCAGGTGCCATTGGCGGCTTTGGCATCGACACGACCAAGATTTCATCGAGTGGCGGTGAAATAGTTATCGACAGCTCCAATAAACGCCTCGACGTTTTTCAGGCAGATGGGACGACGCTTCGCGTTCGAGTTGGAAAGTTCGCTTCCGGCGATTATGGGATCAAAGTTTGGGACACGCACGGAAACCTGATCCTTGCGCTTACGGACGGCGCAACGTCCTTTGACGGTGCGGCCATCACCGCTGGAACAGTGGTGCTGGGCAAACTCGCGGACATGACGGGTCCGGCCGTCCTCGGAAAAGCATCTGGGACCGGCGCACCGGCAGCGATTTCGACAGCGACCGACGGGCAAATTTTACGGCGGTCTGGCGGTTCGCTCGGCTTCGGCTCAATCGACCTCAGCGCATCGGCAGCGGTGGGGACAAGCATCCTTGCCGGTGCGAACGGCGGTACGAATAACGCCTTCATGCAGTTTTCTGGGCCAGCGACCTCACTCAAAACCTACACGCTGCCTAATACGAGTGATACAATTGCATGTCTTGGTAGCGCTCAGACATTCAGCGCAGACCAAACCTTCACCGGTAAAGCTATCGTTCCTTCGGACGGGACGTTCCGCTTCGATGATCCAAATAGCTCGTTCTTTTGGCTTCTGAAGATCGGGACAGACGGAACAGCATTAACGGCAAACAAAGACATCAACGTTCCGATTAAACAAAATGCCAATACAACCCTTGCGGCGATTTCTGATGTTGGGGACCAGACATTTCTCGGAAATATCTTTTTCAACGGCACCTTAAAAATTCTGGCGAGTGGCGCCAATTATCTGAACATCATCCCCGTTCTCGATGCCAATAGAGCGCTGACACTCGACCTCACCGGCGGCGGATCGACGTTCACGCTAGCCGGAAAAAACCTGACGCTCACCGCCAATGCGACCCTCGGCGGAACAAGTTCTGGCAACAACACTGGCGATCAGACAATCACGCTGACGGGTGATGTAACCGGATCAGGAACGGGATCATTCGCAGCCACTATCGGGGCGAACAAAGTCACGCTCGCCAAGATGGCGACTATCGCGGCGTCGCGATTTATTGGCGGCGCTGCCGACGCGGCTGATCCGGCCACCCCGACGGCACTCAATCCAACTCAGGCGCGCACGATACTTGGGATATTCCCCAACCGAGTAAACGCAGATTTCGACGTGACAAGTTCGACGACAATGGCGGATGTCACGGGTCTAACACAGGCTATCCTTGCTGGCGTTCGCTATGGGTTTAGGGCAGTGCTCCATTTCGATGCAAACGCATCGGGCGGGTACAAGTTCGATATTAGTGCCGGTCAACCGACACCATCGGCACTGACCGCTACAAACATCATCTATAATGTACAGGTATTCTTGGACTCAGGAACATTCACGGGTTCTAGGAAAACAGCTTTGGATACTGCGTTCGGTTCGACGACCGCTGGTCCCGGAGTGGCGATAATCTGGGGAGAGCTTTTGGTCGGAGTCGCCGGTACCATATCGGTTGCTTTTGCACAGAACGCATCGTTCGGCACCAAATCGACCATCAAGCGCGGTTCGACATTCGACGTTTGGGAAATCCCATAACCTAGGAGAGAAGCAAATGGCCAAAGGGAAAAACAGCAATGCCGCAACCAGTGAGGCTGCGGAAACCGAGAAGCCGACAGGATCGGTAGCGGTCACGATCGGGCGGCTCTTGGGCGCGCGCGATGCGCTTATAAAGGCGCGGGATTTCGTCTTTCCAAAGGCGGAAGACAATATCGCCGTCGCTCTAGCGGTTCAACAATGCGGGCCGTTCATCGACGCCTCATTGCGTGAGGCCCAGAAATTCAACAACGATCTCGTGCGCCAGACCAAACTACTCGAGGTCAAGGTGAACGTTCCAATTACGCCGTTCGCCTACGAGACGATGAAACCAGTGGGCTTCTCTGGCGGCGAGTTGCTTCGCCTGAATGGTTGGTTCATCCACGGCGTCCCTGGGTTGCTCGATGACGACGAGGTTGAACTTGCTACCGAGGCCGCGGCAAAACTTTTCGGCGCCAAACCTATAGTCCACTGAGCACCAGCGCGCTGAACTAAAGCGGGCCGCGCGCAACAGCATCTTTCAAATCAGTAGAGCATCAGTAGGGCAGGTCGCAATTTGACCGAGCCGGTGGCGAAAGTGCGCGCGGGGAGAACCCATGAGCGATCAATACGATGTTGTCCTGATCCTTCTCGACGATATGACCGGCAACATGCTGGACAGCCAGGGCAATGTGCTCTTGGACAGTCACGGCAATTCATTTATGCCGTGGATTAAGGCGAATGTCATCGACCGCGGAATGCGGTTTCCAAATACCTTCGTGGAAAAGTCGCTCTGCGCGGTATCGCGGGCGTCGATTGATGCCGGCAGATCGTACCACAACACCGGCGTCATCGATAACAACGGACCTGATGGCGGCTACCAGGCGTTCAGCCTGATCGAAGGCAACGTGCTGCCGGTGTGGGCTAAGAACAGTGGCCGGCGCGTGGGGCATTCCGGCAAGAAAATTAACGGCGACGAGAAGATCGCTCCTACGCATGTTTTCCCAGGTCACGATTTCTGGCGCTGCGACATAGATGACGTGCCGAACGCCAATTACGTCGGCTGCACGTTCTACGAATCCAACGACGGCGGGGCGACGGGCGCATCGCATACCTACACCGGCGAATACATCATCGACACGATGACGCGCCAGGCACTCGAATTTCTCGACGGCATGGTGCCGGGCCAGCGGTTCTACCTGAACCTTTCGCCGGTGACGCCACACACGCCAGCTGTGCCGTCTGTGACTTACGCCGGCGCCTACGCGAGCGAGCCGTTCCCATTTTTCAGTGACCCCAGCTTCAACCTGAACCCGATGGACCAGCTTAAGCCGTCCGAAATGCTGGCGCTGCCGCTTCTGACGCAGAACGACATCGACGGGCAGGTTTCTTTCTGGCGTAAGCAATGCGAGTGCGTGAGATCGGCCGATGACATGGTGCACGCCGTTGTCGAAAAGCTGCGCGACAAGAACCGGCTGAACAACACCTACATCATCGTCACGTCCGACAATGGACTGGCGCACGGCCAGCTTCGCTTGATGGGCAAGGATTCGACCTATCTCAAGGTGCTTCGTGTGCCGCTCTACATCCGCGGCCCAGGCATCCCAGAGGGCGTGACCTGCAACAAGATGGTGAGCAATCTCGACCTCGCGGCGACGATTTGCGATATGGCCGGGATCACCGTGCCCCCTGGCTATGCGCTGGACGGCAAGTCCATGCGGCCGCTGTTCGCTGATCCGGTCCATGCCGATTGGCGAAGCGCCATGCTTGTCGCATCAGGTGATGCCGTGGGTGTGATAACGAAAAGCACGTCGGGCTTCGGCCTGACTGATTGCTACGCGGAATGGAACAGCGGCGGCAGAGAATACAATGACCTCGTCGCTGACCCCGATCAACTCGCGAACAAAATCAACAAGCCGGCGAACCAGGCCCGTATAGCCGCGCTGGCTTCAATGCTCGCGTCGCTCAAGACGTGCGCCGGATCAACCTGTTGGGAGCCGTAGCCATGATTTCACTCGCGCAAATTCTCGCCTTGGAACCTGGCGCCGATCAGGCGATCGCGCGCAGCATCGTCGCGCCTCTGAACGCCGCGATGCCCCATGGCGGGATCACGACGCATCTTCGTGTCGCGCATTTCGTGGCGCAGATAGATTGGGAATCCATGCATTTTCACCGGCTGGTCGAAAACCTCAATTACTCGGCCGAGCGTATCGGTCAAGTCTGGCCGCGACTTGCACCGCGCGCACAGGAATTGGCCCACAATCCCGAGAAGCTGGCGAATGCCGCTTACGGTGGACGGCTTGGCAACGGCCCTGAGGCATCCGGCGACGGATGGAAATTTGCAGGTAAGGGCCTCATCCAGTTAACCGGCCGGGACAACTATCGTCGCTATGGGATGGAATCCACGCCCGATCTTGTGGCGCAGCCCGAGGGTGCGGCCATGACCGCAGTGGCCTTCTGGAATGCGGCAGGCTGCAACGCATGGGCGGACGCCGATAACGTGGCGGGCGTCACGAAGGCGATCAACGGCCCCGCGATGGACGGCCTAGAAGCACGCGCGGCCATCACCGCGCGCGCCAAGGTGGTGTTCACATGATCGGGTTTCTCACGGGCAAGCTCGGCGCCATTATCGCCTGGGCGGCAACAGCGGCGTTACTGATCCTAATCGCCGTCATGTGGATTCGGCTGGGGGACGCGCAGGGCGAGCGCGATCTTGCCCGCACCGAACTGGCGGTATGTTCCCAGAACACGGCGAAGCTGCGCGGCTCAATCGACGTGCAGAACGGGCAGATCGCGAAGATGCAGGCCGATAGTGCAGCAGCCACTGCGCGGGCCGATAGCGCCATAGCTGACGCACGCAAAGCAGCACAGGCCAGCCAGAAGACGGCTCAGGCCATCCTTGCCATGAAGCCGACAGGCGATCACTGCGCGGCCGCACTGGCCCTCATACGGGAGCATACACCATGACACGCGATCGAATCGTCAACGCGATTGCGCTCCTGATCGTGCTCTGCATCGGCGTGGCGTTTCTCGCCGCGTGCACAACAACAGGAACGCCGAAGGTCGAGACACAGATCGTCAACGTGCCGATCCCCGTGCCGTGTAAGCCAGACCTCGGGCCAGAGCCTGATTATCCCGATACCGCGGCAGCGCTCGTCGGTGTCACCGATATTTTTGCTGGCGTCCAACTCTTGAAGGCTGGCCGGCTCATGCGAATCGCGCGCGAGGCCGAACTGCTTGCGGCGCTAAAGGCGTGCAGCGGACCGTAACCGGCATAATGTGGGGTAACAGATATGGACGCGCTCGACGCCCTTAAGACATTCATTCCGCAGCTCGGGTTTGGCGCACTCCTGCTCTATCTTCTGTTCTCCACCATCAAGGAAAAAAACGAGACCATCGAAAAACTGACGCAGCGCAATCAAGACCTCGGTGACAAATTCACGGCTATGACCAGTAGCGTTGCGACAACAGTTACGCAAGTCCAAATGACGATGACGACGTTTCAAGGAATCCTAGAAACGCAACGCCAAATGCTGGATGGCCTACGCGCATCAATCGACCGGCTCTCCAATTCTGTCGAAGCGTGGAGGCGGCCATGAATGTATGGGCCGTGATCTTGGAGATGTTTGGTCTGAAAAATCCGCCAGCCCTGCCACCGGATGACAGTGCAATCCGCAATGCCGAATATGAAGCGACAATGAAGGCGACGCGGGACATTCGAGAATTCATGCGCGGGCTTGAAAAAGACGCCCTCGCAAAAGCTGTCGGTGGGAACAAGCATATCAACGGGGCGCACACATGATCAATGTCGCTGATATTATCGTTGGCATATATTCCGCCATCGTCGTGGCATCCATCGGCGTCGGCCGCGCCTATTCGTGGGGACTGTTCGCAACAGTCAGGGAAGCCGGACGCTGCCAGATTACGCCGGAACGAATCCCGCAATACATCGCGGGGGCGATTTGTCTAATCGCGATCTTCAATACGGGAAGCGCGATGCGGTTTGTTATCGGCATGATCTATCATCCATGGCCGGTTGCGGACACATTGCTGCTCGCCGTCGTGAATGTCGGCCTCGCGCTTGTTGCGCTCTGCGGATATTACTTTGCGATGGTCGCGTGGTACGGCGGGCGCGGATACAAGTTCGGTCGGCGCTTTAGGACTGCATGGCTGATCGTGCTGTTGGTCACGTCGATTGCCGGCGCCGCGGCGGGGCATTTGCTCCGGCTCGATTTTGCGACTGATGGCGCGAAGGCGCCGTGTCATGACCTACAACGCCGTTCTGATTGAGCTGTCGTCCGGCTCTTTTGACCTGCGAGAAACCGTGCCCGGGCGGTTCCCGGGTTGGCAAAAGTAAAAACACATGGGAGAGAGTTCATGAAGCATCAGCTGCATATTGGTCGCGCCGGAAGGTTTCACGCGACCGCCGCCGCCACCGCAGAACACGCGATGGTGACGAAAGTGGTGGACGACACGCACGTCGATCTTGTCGTGGTCGCCGCCGATGGGACGCACCGCGATCAGACCAATGTGATCGTGGAAAGCGGAACGCCCGAAGCCACGGCCAGCAACTATTTCACCTTCGGGCATCCCGCCGACGATGCGGCGTAACTGAACAAGTAAGTGAGAGCAGATTAGGCGCCGGGGCAACCCCGGCGCCTTTTTCGTTTATGGGCTATCGTCGCCGTCGCGGCTTCCGCTGTGGCGGTATTATTTCGGTAATTAGAAGCGCGATCTTCTCAAATCCTTTTCGGCGGCGAATTTTGGCAAGCAAAGTCAAGAATTCCTCCAAATCATGCAGCAATTTGGTATCGTCTTTGCTTCCCATAGTTGTTCCTCAGACTAGCTTCAGTCTGAACTTGGGTTATGCAGGACAGTGATAGCAATTGCCCACAGGTTGTAGGATGAACGCGCCCGTGCGCTATGCTGCCGCGATGGCCAAAGACATGACCCGCCTGCTGAAGCGCTCGATCGGCCACAAGCCGAAGAAGCCGAGAGTGCCGGCGAAGGCTACGACTATGGCGTTGCCGCTCCCGGCCGAGACGGTCGCTGCGCTCGACGCTTGGCGCGCACCGCGGCACCTGACGCGCGCGGAAGCACTCGCCGAGCTCGTGACGCAGGGCCTACGACTTCACGAGCTGATGGGCAGGATGAAACGCTAG